GTGAAACGCATTAATGGTGTTTCATGGATTTTGTGGGAACTTAGATCCTTACATCTCCGGGTACGAGTTCGAGTGCTCCGGATCAACACGTTTACGAAACATAAATATGTTACGCAGACACAGGAAAAGAAATTCTTTTCCTCGTTGGCTCCGGACCCTACTTTTAGTAGGGATTATCGCCAGTATTACCTGGCGGGAGCACGCGAAATCCGCCGTACAACCTCGCAAATTCCTTATCGGTCTCCCGATCTGGAAGATTACTTGGTTCAGATTAACAGGAATGTTAATCAGCCTCGTCTTTTCGAAGATGAGGAGTATGGCAGACATGTACGTACGGTCCGTGCTGGTAAATCTTTCGGTATGAAAGACTTCCAGTTCTGGATGAACGTATATGCTCGTCAGGGCTTCACGAAGCACCAATCCAACCTAGATGGTTGGTTGGACTTCAATTCTAGTTTCTCGTCTCGTACTACAGATCTCTTAAATAAAGAGGCTGTAATGGGAGTTATATCCCCGATTCAAGAAAAAGGATTGAAACTTCGTGCTGTGGCAAACCCCTTTCCATATCATCAATGGGCTCTTAAACCCCTTGGTGATTGTCTGTTTGACATCCTTAAACAGGTGCCAACTGACTATACTCATAATCAACTTGAGAGCCTTCCAGCTATCAGGGAGATATTGAGATGGAATAAGAGGATTGCTGACGAAAGGCATGCGTCAGTTTCGCCGTCGAGTGATACTAGGTTATTTGAACCCGTACACAGCGTCGACCTGTCTGATGCCACGAACCAGTTTCCCCTCGAAGTCCAAGTCGAAATCCTTACGGAGATCCTTGGAACTGATTATGCCGAACAACTAGGCATATTTCAGTGGGTGAGTAAAGGTGTATGGCAAACCAACAAACAATTCTCTATGAGACAAAATGTTCGTTGGACTAAAGGACAACCACTTGGGTTGTACCCTAGCTTTGCATCTTTCGCTCTTAGTCACAATGCCCTATTACTTGGGCTAAGTATGCAACATGGTGGTTTGTTTTTCGTAATTGGCGACGATGTCGTTATTCACGGTAACAAACTTCATGAGGCTTACTTAGGTGCTTTAGCTTCTTTCAAGGTTTCTTATTCACCTGAGAAGACGATTTCTAGCTATTTCCTTGCGGAATTTGCTGGATCCGTTATCCATCCTTCGGGATGGTTTTCTAAAGGTAAAGAAGGTCCCTTGACACCTACTTCAATTCTCTCTCGAGTTGAGAAGCATGGTGAGGCAGAGTTCCAATATATGCGTAAGTATATACTTGGACATAAAACTATGCCAAAAGAAGTTAAGGATTCTCTTACGAGGGCACTCTATACATATGACGCTAAACCTACCTATCTTGGTGGTGGAGGTCATGTTCCAGAGTTTCCTAGCACATTCTTCTTTAAACAGGAGAAGGTGCAACTTAAACCAATGTATGTCTACGCGGATTTACCACCCGTGTTGGCTATTGGTTTACGTAAGGGAATTGACAATACTACAAGTCTCTTGTGGAGATCTTGGCAGTATCGTCACACACTTACTAACGCTTTGCGTAGCAAAGATGTTAATAAGTATCCTACAGTCACCCCGAAAGGCAACGGTAGGTCTCTTATAGCACAAGTGATAAAGTGCTCAGAGGAAGGCTGGATCCATAGTTGGATGGAATCCAGGCTAACCCTGGCGCAACGATAACAACTTGTTGCGTTGAAAGAAA